TGGTGGAGGCTGAGCGGCTAGCTCAGTTGCACGCTTGCGAAAAATCTCTCCGGCATCTAGGGCGAGAGGACGCGGACGAGACCAAGACACTTGCAGCGCTACTCGCCCACCTACGCAGTCATCCAGCAGCGCCGGAGGGCTACGCGCTAGTCCCTATCGAGCCAACGGATGCAATGTGCGAAGCAGCGTGGGAAAGCGAAGGAACGGATTACGTTGGCGAACACTTGCGCATTTGGCAAATAGCGCCAGCTTATCGCGCCATGATCGCCGCAGCAGGAAAGGAGTAACCGTGGACAGACTTTCTCCTTACGAGACACATTCCATCGCTGACATCAAGGCGGCAGTGCGGCGCGCAGAAAGCTCCCGCATCGCAGAGCTAGAAGCACAGCTTGAAGCTGCGCGGAAGGATGTTGAGAAGCTGCGGGCGCTTTATCGGGCGATGCGCGAGCCAATGGCAATGATTGGCATGGACAAACACATCGGACCGTTTAGTGATGAGGCTATTGCATTGCTTGACGCAATGAATGCCCTTGACGGCGGCACGTACAGCAAGAAAGTGGCGGGTGAAGCTAGTTAAGCCACTCCAACAGCGCATTGCTGTTGCCTGTCGCTGGTGCGCTCACGTTCTGAACGTTGATGTACCACGTACCGGCAGACAGCGACACGGGGCCGGGTGTCTGCAGGGCAACCTGTCGGGCGCCGGTATTGCTGGTGCTGGTCAACAGGTAAGCGTTAGCGCTGGCCGTGTAATCGCACGGTGTCTTGCTGATCGAGATTTTGCGCCCGACTCGCTGTTCACCGGCTTTCTCTGCCCATGACATCTGAGCGGGCATCTTGCCTGCTGTACTGGCGTCAACGTTCAACTGAACAACCCATGTTGCATTCCCGACCATCCCGGACGAACTGAATTTAGCGTAAGTCTGCGATGCGTTCAGAACAGCCGTAGGACGTGGGCAGCGACCGGGCACAACTACCGGAGGGGTGACGACTGGCGGGGACGATGCAGGCGGCGTAGGAGCGATAACGACCGGGGGATTTGGGGGCGCTGCAACCCCAAGCGTTACGGTCGTGCGCGTGTTGCACGTCAGGACAGCGCCGGATGTCGAGCAACTTGTGTCGCTGGTTGCGGGTTGCCCAATAGCAGGACTGACCGCTACGAAAGCGAATAGTGCTAATACGAGGAATTCTAGGGTGTACTTTTTCATTCGATACCTTTTCAAAAAACAACACTGTACAAAAGATCATATTTACAACGCATTAAATACGTGTACAATTAACTTATCGAATCACACAACGCACGGAGACACAACATGGAACTAATCTACGCAATCGCCATCGACCTCGGAATCCCTAACGAATTCATCATCATGGATAAAGTTGACGAGCAAAGCAATTGCGCTTGGTTCCACACAAAAGCGGGCGCTCGTTACTCTTGCCGCACCGTTCGCAATGGCAAGTTTCTAAAAAAGAATTCTGTACGCATTGACTAAGACCCTCGCCACGCTGCGCCTCGCGGGGCGCATCAGGCGGCGGTTTTGCCGATCAGGAGAAATAACATGACAATTCAGATCGCAACCAACAACGAAATTCTTCTGGACGGCGTAGCCACGGGTTACGGCGTGCTGCAAACCGCTGGCGGCACAATGGTCGTCAAGTCTGGTGAGGTTCTACCAATGCCAGCGACTCGTTACAACCTGACAACTGACGCCTACCTGAATGCTGGCGTCGCCGGTGTGACTCAGTTCGAGGCCGACTTTCGCGCCGCCCTCAAATGACCAACAAACCTAAACGCGGCCGTCCTGCGTCCTTGGTCGCCGCTCAACGCGTCAGCCTGACATTACCGGCTGACGTGGTGCTGTATCTACGCAAGCACTGGCCTAGCGCGTCTGAGGGTGTTCGTGCGTTGGTTGCTGAGCACAAAAAGCTACTGACAGGCCCGTAGCATTTCGTTGGATTGATCGAGCGCCGAATCAAGCCGCTCAATGTCGATAGCCGCGCGCTTGATGCACTGGCTGTTGGTGATTTCAGCGGGGCATGGGGTCAGTCGAGACGGTTTCTGCGGAACGATGGCTACGCATGACACCCTGACCGGAACCTCTACGATTTGTTTCGGTAGGTAGCTGCAACCAGACAGGGCAAACAGAATCAGAGCGCTGATCTTGTTCATCGCAGCGCCTTCGTGATCGCATCATCCGTGCGCTCGCACTCCGTCTCGCCCTTCGGCTGGATTGCTTCTATCGTGGTGACACGGGTTGTTTCCAGCTTCTGGCGTGCGCCGTTCAGCTTTGAGGCTTTCGCTAACGAGTCGAGAACGCGCTGAGAGTCAGCCTTCATCTTGTCGGCTGCGGTCTGGATTATTTTGAAGTTCGCCGCGTCTTCAATCAGTTGCGCGTCACGATCTTTGATTTCGCCGTTCAGGTGCGAGATGTACCATTGCTGCCCGCCGACGCCTAGGCCAGCGATCAGCAGGAGGACTAGGAGCGCTTGAACCACTTAGCCACCTGAGTATTGACGAATGCAATCACGGCGTCTTGTTTACAGCAGAAGGCGTACCCGCCCGCGAAGGACAGGGTCATTAGGATGAGGGTCATAGCGATTCCTTGAGAAAGAGCGCGCGTTCAGCGGCGCGACGGTTTACGAGCCCTTGAACAACGCGATTACCTGCGCGGTTCCATGCCGGGAATTGATCTGCTGCGCCTTGATAGTCGCCCGCGTTCAGCTTGCGCAACAAGGTGGATCCACGGAACGCAGCAAGACCTATGTTGTAGGAGAGCGAAACCAACGCAGATAGCTGGTTGTCATTCAACGGAACGAGTACAGCGCTACGAACGCCGCGCCGGAATTGTTCGACCTCTTCCGCTAGCCACGCGTCCGCTTGCTCTTGCGTGCACGTATCGCCCATGCGGACATTTGTCGTGCGCCCATAGCCAATGGTTGGAATGTTGGCAACGTCAAAGTACGCCGTGAGCCTGCATCCCTCCCATTTCGCAATGAAGCTAGCAGCGGAGTCGTTTAATTCCGTCGATTTCGGCGTAATTGGATTGACCGGCTCAGGAGCTTTCTTGAACGCAGCGAAAAGCGCAGCGAGTAATTTACTGAACAGGTCCATCGCCCGAAATCGCCGCTTGTTTGACCACGCGCGCCATGCCAGCCGCGACTCCTATTCCCATTTGGATGCTTGCGAACACGAGCGGGGGAATGTGCCCGTTGAACAGTTGAAAGTAAGTCTCAAGAGCGGCCAGCGCCGCGTTAATCAGGGAGATACGAACCGCCCATGATTTCCAGAGAACGGTTTTCCAGTTGTCGATTAGCTTCATTGGTCAATCCCCTGCGTAGTGAAATACTTGTTCAATCTCCATCGTTTGTAGGTGACGATTGCCCACCACCCGAAACGCCCGATAGTCCAAAAACAAAGGAACATCGCGGTGATATTCACCCAAGGGACATGATTGATAAAGTCAGATGCCCATGCGGTGATCCATGCGACCGATACAAAATCTGTCGCCTTGTCAGCCACTCGCGCTATTTCGTGTTTTGTCATCATGCAACCCCGATGAATTCAATCTCGATCACGCCGTGACCACCCGCAGCGCCCGCGCGGCCTGTGGTCGTAGCGGTCCAACTGCCGCCACCACCAGACCCAATAGTACCCGCTGTCCCTGACGTGTTGGCACTTGCGGCACCGGCACCGCCTGCGGCGAATAACGAGCACGCGCCTGAGCCGGGACGTGACGCACTAGTCACTCCTGAGAATGCCCCCGCGTAGCCACCCGCGACGCCGTTTGCGGTGCCACCGCACGCGCCGCCCCATACTCCCGGCCCTTGCTGAACCGCAGCCGAGCCTGACGTCGTGACGCCGTCCCTGCGGCCACCCGCAGCGCCCGTGTCATCGAGCGCGCCGGACTGGTTGATCAGGCTTGACCCGGAGCCGCCGAGCGCCGTTTGCGTGAAATCCGGCCCGGTAAATGACGACGCGCTACCGGCCCCGCCATTGCTCGGAGTCGCAGCGCCTGCGGTACCGCCTGCGGAGTTCGTGTAGCTGTACCCGACGCCAGCGGTCAGGTAGTGCTTCGCTTCGACGTACTCACCAGCGCCACCGCCGCCTGAACGCAATGTCGGGGTTCCTGACGTGGCCTTGACGCCACCAGAACCCCCGCCCGGCCCCTGCATGCGGACAAGGTGCCAGCCGGTACGTGTCGCGGTGTACGTGCCCGCGCCGGTCGCGGTAATGCGGGTGCCGACGTAGCCGAGCCCCAATAGTCCGATTAGTTCATCGCTCATGATGTAGCCCAAGTGGTAGCGGTCGGATAGCCGCCGCTGTAGGTGATGTTTTTGTAACTGTTGCCCGCGAGGTCAGTCCATGCCGAATAACTTGACCCGCTGTCAGCGCTGATTTCGTAGCGCACTTTCGTGACGAGGCCCGACGTGTAGGTCAGGGTTTTGCGCAGAAAGATGCGCGCGCCCGATCCGCGCGTCGGCGTGTCGGCGGCGGCAACGGCGGTCTGTTCGGAATAGACGATGCTCGTCGGCGGTCCGCCCGTGTACGCCACGTCGAAGCCGGGGATGCTTCCTCCGGCAATGAGCATTTCGCGCAACGCCCATAGATTGTCTCGAATGGATTGCGCGAACGGCGTGCCGGTATCGCCAGCGTCCGGTGCGCCTGTTGTAAAGTCCGTCATGCGGCTCCCTTGAAATTCCAGCGAACGGGCACGGCGACGCGGGCACCCGCGACTGTGATGTTCACTTCAAATGTGTTGTCGGCGACGAGGCTTAGCGATGGCGTACCGGCGGTGACGACCGCCGTGCCCGCACTTTGCAAGGGCGTCACTTGAAGATCACGCAGCGCGGCGTAATGCCCGGCGAGCGTGACCGTGACCGGGCCGCTTGCCGAAGATGTCGCTTCGCCGGTTTCTTCGAGCGTGGCCCCGTAGACTTCGAGCGTGGCCCCGGCGAGGTCTTGCTGAAACAGCCACGGGCCGGGCGTGATGGTCGATACGGCGCTGCCATCTGGCAAGGTCGTCACAAATGGCTGATCGCTCACCGTGATGCGCGCACGAACCCAACGCCCGTAAAGCTGCCCGACAAGGCTCTCAATCGTCGTCCACGGCCCGGAGGCTGTAGGCGCGGCCTGCACGGTCACCAGACCATCGACCGGCGCAGCGAGATTGACCGCGACGGTCATGTTGCGCTCAATGCCCAAATCAACCGGGTCGGTCGTGACGTAGTTCGTGTTCTTGTTGATGTACACGTCGGCACTGATGCCGAAATTGAGCACCGTTTCGGGCGCGATGGCGTCAGAGATCGGGTCGGTCGCGTACTGCGACGCAAAGCTGATTCCGTGCGATTTCGAAACGCGCAAATACGGGTCACCCGGATAGAGCGTGTAGTAATCGAAATTGGAGAACGTGGCCCCCGCGCGGAGGATCGGCGTTGACGAAACGAGGGTCAGCGACGTCGTCGAACCCGAAAGCGTGATCGTCTCGGTGTCGTACCCCGTCGCCGTGGCAATCGAGCTTTTCGCCTTCACGAAAACGCGATAGCGCTGCGGAGCAGGCAGCGGTCGGCTGGTCCATGTATTGCCGATCGGCTCACCTTCGTCCTGCGTCTCGCCGGAGTCATCGAGCACGTACACCCGGTACCCGGTCAGGAACGGGTACGTCGCTGCGAGCGAATCCCATGTGCACGCGATGCTTGATCGTGGCGTGCCACCCGTGCCCGGCGCTTCGACAATCTCCGTCAACACGAGGCCGGTGACAGTGGGCGGTGATGTCGGAGACGCGAGCGTCGTGTCTTCGTACGTCGGGTCGGCCTCCATGCTGTTGTTGTAGCTGGCGACGTCGTACTTTTTGCCGGTGATGGTGAAGCGGCCTTTTCGCTTCATGCTCTTGTCGAGCAGGCGGAAGTCGATCCCGGCGAACATGTTGTCATCGTCCAACGTGCAGACATCGCCGGGTTCTTGCGCTATCGCGTCGGCGAAGGTGTCGAACGTGAACAGCAGCCCTTCGATTCGGGCATGGTTGCGGCGTTCGTGGACTTCGCGCATGGCCTGGCTGTAGCGCTGACATCCCGGCAAATCGATACGTGCGAGGCGTAGCTCTTCGCTGCCCGGCGGGATGCCGTTCGCGGGATAGATCGCGGTCGCGGTCTTCCACGGGATGACGGATGTATCGGTGTACGTGAACTCGACGACGTTCGGCTGCTGATCGAGGCCGGTGCGCTGCCAGCGCAATGACCCTTTGATGATGTCCTTGTTCGCCTTCGAAAACGTGCGCACGCTGCTCGCTGGCGCGTCGGGGACGAGTTTGTATTGACCGTTTGACCGGACGATGAAGCAGCCCGCGTGGGCGCGGAGAATCTCGCACCATTCATGCGCGGACAGGCGGCGATCCAGCGTTAAACCAATGAGCCGCTTTTTCTCGCCCGAGGTCATGTCGTCGCAGGCGTCAAACGCATCCTCTGAGCCCGCCCAATCGAACGCAGCACCCAAGCCCCATGTCGTGTTGGCGATTGCGTTGGCGAGGCACACGGCCGGGTTGTCGGTGTAGACGTAGGTGGACGGGCTCGCCCACGACTGCGCGCCGTCGCGACTGTCGTAGAGCTTCAGCCCCTTCAGGACAATGTGAATGTCACCGATTGAACTCCCGACCGGGAATTCATAGACGCCGTAAACGTGCCCGGTCATCGCTGTACTGTGCGTGATTCCCAAAGCGGCAAAGGCCGTCACCAGTTTTGCGTCAACCGTTTGCGATGTGGTGCCGAGGTAGTGCGTGGCCGTCACGCTCGCTGCCGTCACATCCGATACGGTGAAGCTCTCGATTTCCTGAACCACACCGCGCCCGTAGTGACAGACGACGAGCAGCTTGCCGTTGTAGTTGAGCGCGTGAAGGATCTGCGCGCCGATGCGATCCCGCCCGAAGGTGACGCGGCACGGTTCGTTCAGTGCGGAGACGTTTAACTGCCTCTCAAAAGTATCAGGAGCCTTGACGAGAATCTGTCGCGGAGGCTGGGTATAGGGGGTGTATACGCCGCCCGATACCCAGTTCGGAATAAGCTGCGGACCGGGCTGTAAAGTAGTCGGACCCGGCCCCGTGGTCGGTTGCTGATCCATTGGCGTAGGCATTACTGTTGCCGTCCTTTGATCGTGACCGAGAACAGCACGCCGCCCTTTGGCGTCAGCTTGAATGAGGTGTAATCGAACGTGTAGCTAGTGGCATTCCACGGGGCGGTGAATGTCATGCCGCCCGTGAGTCGGTTCGTCAGATACTCAGATTCCATCGTCGCGGCCTCGGCAACGGTGACGACAGGGAATTGAAGCGTGAAGTCACGATGCACCGCGTCGTAGTCAGACCAGCCTTTTTGTTGCCCACCCGTGGCAATGGCTCTTTCAATTCCATCGTCAATAGCTCCCTCTGTCCCGTCGCCATATCCAGCGGCGGGAATGGTCAATGCGGGCATTAGCGGTACTCTCCACGTCTTTGGGGGATGATGGTTCCGGCACCCCAACGAACAGGCTTACCCTCTTGAGCAAACATGTACGCGGGCAGCAGTTGAGACAGAAGCCCTACCGGGAGCATCTTGTTTGAAAGCGAACAGGGAATCTTCACCCTGCGGTTGTCGCCGCCGTCAGGGGCATCCATCAGGCCATCGAACAGAACGACAGGGTCAGCAGCGGCTACCGCAGCCACATCGAAGTACCAAATCTTGACCGCAAGGTCAGGTGCGTTTTCCGTGAGCAGTAACGCGGCGATAGCGTTGTCATGATCGAGAACCGACAGCGTGCACTTTTGGATGATCCCGTTCTCGGCTTTGAAGTCGGAAACAACAATGTCGTGATTCGTCCACGAAAGGGAATTCCACGTACGGCTAGACCGATCAGTTAAACGAAGTACGGTCGAGAACCCGAGTTGCACAAACAAGCCGGGTTCTGTGATCGTCCGGCCTGTCGCGGAGATCATCGCGGCGGTTAAGGTAATCATCCGCCCGTCTCCGTGTAGGTCACAGTCGCGGGAACGTTCACGTCAACGTTGATGTCCACTTGTCGCGGAGTCGTAACCGTCGTGCGGTCGATATTCGCCGTCTCGCGGTTCATGTCTGCAATTTCGCGCTGATCCTCAGACCACTTGTCGAAAGCCGTCTCCATCGTCGTGCGGATTTCTCCGGCGATGGTTTCTGCAACCGACGTAGCCGCAGCAAGGCGCTCATTTGCCAACGCTTCGACGCGGTCGATTCCGTCGAGATAACCACCGCCAAGCGCCGCGCGTTCTTCGTTAGACAGGAGCGAATTCGCTTTGTCCATGTAGTCAAGAATCCGACGGGTCAGCGCTTCGATGTCTTCCGGGTTCGTCGCTGTGGCGAGGTCTCCGTACAAAGCATCGGCCTGTTGCTGGAAGTAGCGGTACTGCTCCTCAGGCGTCATGCCCCCGAGGTTGTAGGCTTCGCGCGTATCAGCGAACAATGCGTCTAGCGACATCTGCACTTCGGCGATCTTCGCCGTCGCTTGTGCGTAGGCGGTTGCCATGTTCGCGCCAGCTTCTGCGAACTGCTCAAGTGTTACCTTGCCGTCCATGAAGTCACGCGCGAGCTGATCCATCGCATCGCCTTGCGCGCGGAAGATGTCAATCGTTCCGCGACCGGCCTCTTTCATGATCCGGTCAACTTCACCGAACGCATCAGCCATCAGGAGCGGGAACGTGTCAGCAAGCGCTGCAATCGCTTGACGCTGTTCATTCGTCAGGTCAAGGAAGTCAGCGAGCGACAGATTCAGGCTCGGCATTGCCTCTTGCAATGCTTGGAATGGCCCGACCATCTGCGCCGCCGCGTCAATGAAGGCGATCAACTCATCCGCAGAGCCTTGGAATGTCTGGATCATTCCAGCGACCTCAGCGTCGATTTCGCCGAAGATGATGCTGTACCGCTCCTGCAGGAAGTATTTGGACGCCTTCTCTATCGCGTCCTTGTCCTCAAGATTCCACCAGTCGGGGTTTTTGACGGCTTGCAGACGGGCGCGCACGGCCTCCAGCGTTTCGTCCGTGAGCAGGTTGTCAGCGATGAACTGGTCCATCGCGTTGATCTTGTCGGCGAAGGCCTGCGTTTGCTCCGGCGTGGTGTCGCCGGAAATGTCCCAGCGCGAAATCGCGTTCTGCTGCCAGTGGCTTTCCGGGTTGCCGACGCCCTGCACCGAGTTGTCAAACTTGATGCCCGTCTGGTCGCCAGCTAGCCGATTAATCAAGCCGCCGACAACGCCGCCGAACAACGCACCAAGAACGTTGTTGGAGCCACTGAATACCTCTCTGCCACCAGAGATCAGGTTGCTGATTGCAGCGCCGCCGACCGCCACCATCAATGGCAGCATGAGCGGTTGCATGGCCGCTGATAACCCGCTAGGGAGAAACGACGATGCGCCACCCGCGCCGGGAAGGGCGCTAAGGAATGACGGTGAACTTGATGTGACTCCACCATCGGCACCGCCGCCGCTGAACAGGGAGCTAATCATGCTCATGATGCCGCCACCAGAGCCACCGCCTGAGCCGCCGCCAAAGACCGCATTCATCACGAACTTCGTTGCGAACTGCGCCGCGACTTGCGCGAAGAACTTTTTGATGACGCTCCACAGATTACCGAAAGCACTCGTGCCGTTCTGGAACAGGTCTTCAAAGAAGTTTTGCGTCACGCCTGAGAGCGATTCCCACGCGGATGCCTGCTCTTTCACCTGAGCGCGCGCGCGAATCCGCGCTTCAGCTTCGGCATAGAGTGATTCAATCGTCGCGCGACGAGCATCATCATCGGCCCCGAGTAGCGCTTTCGATTTGGCTAGGCCGAGGTTGTAAAGCTCGCGCTCCACCTCGGTCATGTTTAGTGTTTTGGCTTCTTCCTTTAAGCCTTCAACCATTGCCCGGAGCGCGGCTTCGGTCTGGTCGTTTTCTTTCTGGTGCTTTTCGAGCGCGTCCGCAACCTGTTCGTAGGCCAGCGCTACGCTCTCGGCATACGCTTTCGTTGCCTCAGTGAGCGCTTTTTTGCTCTCGGCATTCTTTAGGTTTTCGACGTGCGTCAGAGCAAGCCCGATCAAAACTTGCTTCTGCGCCGAATCCAGCCCCTTGGTCTCTTTCGCGATCTTCGCGAGCAGGTCGATTTGTGTTTTTTCGGAGTTGGTCAACTCGCGACCGAGCTTGATCGCTAGGTCGTCTAATTCCAGCTTTGTTTCAAGATCATCAAAGAGTTTGCGGAAAGACTCTTGTAACTTCTTCGCGGCATCCGCTGCCTTCGTGTTTTCAACGGTCAGTTCCCGTTGTGCTTTAGAGGTCTTCGCGAGACCGCGCTCCAAGTCGGTAAGTGTCGGGAGCGTGCCATCCCAAACGGCCTTTGCCTTTGCCCATCCATCCGAAATAGCAGCAGCGGAATCCGCCATCGCTGCCTTGCGGATTTCCATCGCGGCATCCCAATTACCTTGGAAAAGCTCCGCCATCAGCGCGCCCGTCGCGCCGATCATGATTCCGACCGATTTCAGGACGCCCCAAAGCACCAGACCGGCACTTGCTGCGGCATTGAACGCGCCGGTAACCAGCGTGACCAGCGTATTGGCGAACCCGCCGCCCTCTTTCTTGCTGTCCAAAAACATCTTGGTCAGCCCTTCAAGAGTCGGGAGCAACGACTTCATGATGCTGTTGCCAAGCCCTTGACCAGCCATGCCAATCAGGGTCATGTTGTCGGCAACGCGATCCGCAGCATCGGCTGTCTCTTGGTCTAGCACCAACCCGAGCGCGCGCGCGGTTTCCATGGCCTCTTTAAGCCCGTCTTTACCGTTCGCGACGAGCACGGCCATGACTTGCCATTGCTTGCTGAAAATCTCAACGCCTAGCGCGGCTTTCGCGGGGCCGTCTGCTATCTCGCTGAAGGCTTGCGCCATGTCGAGAAACGTGTCTTCCGTCTTCCTCATCGTGCCGTCAGTGTTCTGAAAACTGACGCCGAGTTTTTGGAATGCGTTGACGTTCTTCTCGGCACCCTCAGCAGCGGCAACCATGAACTGTTGCAGCTTGTTGATGCCTTTAGCAAAGCCCTCAAGGTCGCCGCCTGCCGTCTTCACTGCGCCTTGCATGGCACTTAGAAATTCGACATTGGTTCCCGTGGCTTTTGCCAACTCCCCTAGCCTGTCAGCCGCTTCAATCGAACTCTTGACAAGATTTGTGAAGTACGCGCCGATTGCACCGATTGAAAGACCGATACCAATGGCACCAAGCGCCTTCATCGCCATGCCAGCGGAGGACTTAATCTTGTCCATCGCGCCAGAAACAGTGGACTTCGCAGCGTCCATGTCCTGTTTCAAGCGGGCAACGTTTGCCGCCATTTCTAAGGTCAACGTACCGACGTTCAAGCGTTCACCTTTTCAATGATTGGAGGGCGGTTTTGAGGTTCTTGCTAACGACGTCACGGTCAAATTCCTTGACCTCTGAATACGGCGGTAGGCTGTTCATGTCTTCGCCTTCGCGGAGACCGAGCAAGTAGGAGGAGGACATGTCGCGCACGACGGAGAATTCCCACGGCAACAGGGTTCGCCCGGTGCCTTGAGTCCATGCGACAACTTCTGCACAGGTGAGCCGAGACGCGCCCATACCTGATTGGCAGACAACACCAATGTCGGACCAGATTTCAAAGAGGTACGCGACCTCGTCTAGATCAGGAAGAAGCGGCTCACCACCATTGGCGAGAATCCGCTCTTCACGGGTTCGCTTGTCTTCGTCTTCGTGCTTTTTCTTTTCAACTTTCGGTATGGCTTGATACCAGCCGAGTTGACGCGCGTAGAGGTTTAGGGTTTCGCGCCAGACCCGAAGAAGTTTCCCGAGTCACCCACGTACGCGCGAACTTGATCGGCGATGTACTTAAGGCGAGGCTCGCGATAGATCGCGGCTGCGCCTCCGGGATAGGGGAAATTCTCGAAACTGTCGGTGATCGCAACCAGAAACTTTGCGTCTGCGTCTTTGTCTTCCTCGTCTTTCTTTTTGTTCTTCGCGCCCATCGCCGCCATGACGCGTTTCGTGGCTTCGCGGTTCATCGCCTCAGTCGCTTTCGCGTGCTGAGCAGATGCGGCCCCGAAGACGTGAACGCGAACCGGCTTACCCTCATAGAGCATCGGTTCACCGTTAGGCAAATCGATGTCCAGAGCGGACGATTCGGACAGGAAGAAATTAGAGAAGTCGAGGACTTCAGCGGTCTTAGTCATGTGTTTCCTTGCTGGGTAAGACCCGGCCCCTCCCCCAGCAATGACGGAGGGAGCCGAGCGGGGTTATGGCGGTTAAGCCGCGAGCGATTCGACGAATCCGACACCGGCACTAGACGATGTCCATTCGAGCTTCGCGGTCGCTTTTGTGATGTTGTCGGCTGAATCGAGGCCGCCGACCTTCCACGACATCACTTTTGCGGGCGCGTAATAGACGTCCCCGTTTTGAGTGGTGATGCGGAAGAAGTACGAGCTGTCAGAAAGCGATGCGGCCTTCATGACGATTTGTCCGGCATCATCCGTATCAAGCGCTAGTTGCAAGTCGCCGCTTCCTTCGTTGTAGGAACCCTTGTACTTCTGCGTGATTCGCGAGGCAATCGGAACGTGGGTAACGAGCGTGTATTCACGTCCGAAATCCGGCACGCCGGTAACTTCGCCGACAGACACCCAAGTAAGGGCGGCGTAGCCGGAGACATCGTAAGTAGCGGGCGCGGATGCGCAGACGTATAAGGTCGTTCCCGCGCTGGTGCGAGCAGTCATGATTTTTTCCTTTCAGGAAATAAAAAAGCCGCCCGGAGGCGGCTACTGGTGCATCCCGCGCGAGCGGGAATCTGGTTATTCGACGAACAGAATTTGGTAGTCGGCGGGCTGTGTCCAAATCCCGCCTTCGTTGTCTTTGTCAATCGGCCCGATCAAATCGAGCCGCGAGCTGACAACCGTGTGACCGCCCATGCTGACGGTGTGCTTGAAATCCATAACCGCACGAATCGCGGTGTGCATCGCAATGACGCTTGCAATCGTCACCCCCATAGGGTTGATTTGCACTCGTGCTAATGCCCTTTGCCCCGATTGCTGATATGCAACAATCGGCTGCGGCACGAGACTGATAATCGTGTACACAATCGCCGGGTAAGTTGTGTTCTGCGGTAACTGTGCGAGCGCCTTTCTTGTGCTCACCAGCGAAGTGATTGATGCGTCATTCAGGAACGCAGCGACGATTGCTTCTGCGCTCATACACCGGCTTTCGTGAGTTCTTTCGGCAAACGTGTGCGGATGTATTTCGCCGTGGCTTCAATGGCCTGTTGCTGTCTGCCATCAAACGCCTGTCGCATAAACGCCGCTGGCTTGACACCCGGATGAACCGTCAGGTCGCGCATGACGCCAGCGAAGAAAAGGCTCTTTGCGCCCTTTGGTCGAATTTCGTAAGGCTTGCGTTTTGACTTGGTTCCCTTGCCTTCGTAGTACGAGCCGGAACCAAATTCAATAATGTGTGCGTACCATGCCTTCGCGTCACCCGCGACAAGGTTCATACGAACCCATCCATATTTCTGACTCTTGGCACGAAAGCGAATTCGGATACTTTTCTCAAGATCGCCGGAGTCTTTTGGGACAAGTCTTTTCGCTTCGTCCATGAACTCTTTTTGACCGGCCCGAAGCGCCCCGCGCATGACGTTGCCCTCAATCTTCGCGGGCAAGGTCTGTAGCTGTTTGTAGAAATCAGCAAGGCCGTCAATGCGGATTTCATTACTGTCCATCGAGGCTACCCTCTGAACAGTCGAAAATGATGTGCGACTTTTTGTAGTCTGGATTCGCCGCGATGATGTTGAACAACCGAGAACCGGCACGGATGCGCCATGCGTCAGTCGTCTGCGGAGGCATCAGGTCATCTTGATAGCGCACCATGATCGTCATGGACAGGGTTGATCCAACTGCGCCCGCGCGAACACTCTCACGTCCGCCTACAGGCATCAGGTTTGCCCATACCGTTGCTACCGTCGTCCAACTTGCTGCGGTGACTTGACCGAAAGCATCAAGCGTGGTGCCTGGCTTTTCAACCGTCACCAAATCACGCAGCTTGCCGATCCTCACGCCCAGACCTTGTAGGTATCGAGCAGGGACTTAACCGCCATTGGAAGTTCCGCAACAGTCGGACCAACAACAACCGATTCCCGATTTTCGTAAAAATGACCGACCATCAATTTCATTGCGGCGATGACTGTAGCGGGAGTTGTCGCCGCGCCCGCAACGTACCGCACCTTGACGACGTTCGCGCCGTCAATCGGAGTTGGCCATACATAGTCAACAGCGGGGATGACCCAATGCGTGTGGGAATAATCGTCTAGCGTGTAGTTCGCGCTGGAAATCGTCTGCTCTGTACCGGCCTCGTCGATGTACTTCACCGATGTAATCGCGGTCACCGGAGACATCGGCAACTCAATCGAGCCATCCGGGAATTCGTCTAGCGCCAATTCCAGCGTCTGCGAACCGATAGCCCTTTGGGTGTAGTGCTCGCAGTAAATCCGTGCAGCGGTAATCAGCGACGTGATTAAGGCGTCCTCTGACGTATCGGTAACACGTAAATGAAGACGTGCCTCTGCCAGCGTCACCGGCTCTGTCGGTGGCGTGATGACTTTGAAGCCCATTGTTTACCTGCGTGAAGTTTGTTTGTTGTTGCGGGGTGAGGCGGTCGCTAATACGCGCGCCGCGCTCGCCTGCGGTGCTCTGTCTGTGTGCTCTGTATCGGCGCGATCTGCGGATTGCTCTGCGGTTCGCGCTGTGTAAATTTGTGGCTGTCGGTCGTTAGACGTTTGGCCGGGTCTGTCTGCGTTCGCTTGCTCGCGTCCGGTCTTTGAACCGATGACGATTGCAACTGCGTCGGCAACTCGTCCGAACCATTCGCCAGCCCACCGGCCTAACCAATTGCCTTGCATTACGATGCGTCTAGGCTTGTGATTCCGCGCTCACCAGCCGCGTAAGTCCCATCAATGCGCGTCTGTGCCTTCGCTGTTAGTGTGTTGTTTGTTGACATTTAGCCCCTCAACCCAACAAGCGAGGCCACAACACCCGACAACCAGCCCGAATTCCAATCATGCGCGACACGGCTTGTACGGTCGTATGAGTAGGGCACCGAGTTAGCGTCTAGGAGCGACTTGAACGTGGTTAGGTGAGCGTCGAAGGTGTTGTAGCCCGCAATTACGAGCCGCGCCTTGTCGCTGATTACCGCTTTGTTGGCGACGAGAATATCGGCGGGGTTGTAGATTGCCATTTGCGGCGCGGAACCAAACACCGTGACCGTTTCGTAGTCGCCATAGGCAAGGTTCCAAGGCGCGTCCCATGCTGCCGCGTAGCCAAAGACTTCGGAGCGGCGAAGCAGCAATGAGGCAGCGCCCCATCCGCCTTTTGAAAAGCCGAGAATCGAACGGCCTTCACGAAACGGAATCGTTGAATAGTGGCGGTCAATGATTGACGGCAGCACGTCGGCGAAATGAATATCGCATTGAATCGTGCCGTCGTTTTTCGTGCCGTACCAAGGTGTTGATTTGTATTGGCTACGCGCAAAAATCACATCGTAGGTGTCGTGCAATCCTGCGGTTCTGATCGTTTGCAGCGAGTCAGCCAACACATTAACGAATGGTTCTGCGTCGGCCACGTAGATAACCGGGTATTTCTTTGTTACTGTGTATGTCGTTGGCAGCAAGACGTCGATGTAGCGCTCTTGGTTGCCGTCTGTCTCTGAATCAAGGTGCATTGAGCGGAAAGCCCAACGGTCTAAGCTACTCACAACGCCGACGTATTTAGCGTGGGTGCGCATACCTTCGCTAAACGGCAAAACCGCATCAATGCCGCGCGGCGCGTAGAGCTTCATGTACTCCGTGCCCGCAGTGATGTCAGAGTTTGCGCCGATGGTTTTGCAGCCGTAGAGAATTACGTTTGTTACCGTTGCGCCCTGTGCGGTCTTGAATTGCACGCGCTTCCAGTTACCGCGCGTTTCAACAATCTTGCATGACGAGAAATTGCCCTGCGTCTCGCCTGTTGACAGGTTGACGTAGGCATAGTGCGTTGCACCACCATCTAACGGGTAGATCATTAAGACCGGCAGCGATGCGTTGTATTCGGCCCAAACCTCGAAGCCGCTGTTTGCGACAGCGGATACAGGCGACATGGCCTTCATTAGATAGTGGTTGGCGGCGCTGGCATTGACCGCGCACGTCATTTTGTAGGCCGCGGAGCCGCCATCCGGGTCGGTTTCGCCGCCCGTTACGGTTACGTTGCTGGCACTCCATGTGGTGAAGTTGACGTTGATGCGATTGGCTTCACCGACGGTGATCGTGTTCGGTTTGCCACTTGCGGCTAGTTGCGTGTTTGCATCAAGAGCGCCCGGCGTCCACGATAGCGTCGGGTTGGCCGTGCCTATGCCGGTGCTGTCTGCTGTGACTGACGCAGTCGTGTCGGCGGTGATGGTGTTTGCAACGGATACCGTGACAATCGCGCGGTCAGCAGGCGTGGAGATAATCGGCGTACTGGCGAACCATGCGCGAATCGTGAGCTTTTCCGCTGCAGTGAAATCGCGATCAAGAATAACGATTGCGCTGCAATTCGATTGCGGCAACGTGTACGCGCCGCCACCGTGGACGACCGACGTCAGGAACTCGGCTTTTGTGTATGCGCCGTTGGGGGTTGCGATTGCGGTGTAGTACGTGCCAGCGGCTAGCGTTACCGTGAGCGCGTCGCCGGTGCGTTGGTAAAACGCACCGTTGCGCGAGTTGTCGAATGGGAAATATCGCGGGCGGTTGCCGGCGGTTGATTGGGTGGCGTGGTTGCCTTCCCAATACTTTAAGCTGTTGATTGTGAATGTCGCTGTGCCGGTATCGATTTGCACCCGCTCTAGTGTTGAGTTGTTGAGATTGCTAATAATCTTTTGGGCTGTTCCGTTTGGCGGTATCTGCGGCGCACTTCTACACCAAACAGCCGGGCCGGTTGCGGTTGACCATGCGGCTGTGACATCAAATACTGCCACGCCG